TCGAAGAGATGTCTATCAGAGGTAGGATTTCATACATGGAGAAAACCGGTAAGATTTCTATTCACCCGGTTTTTAAAGAGCAGCGTGATATTATTAAGGCAATACGCAGTGAGTGGAAAGACAGTGGACTCCAGGAGCTTGCAAAACAACATGGTTTTTTGGGCGTAGCCTTAGATCCAAAGGCTGCAAAAAAAATTGCCAGCGGAAAACCTGGTGCGGGGGACCCCGGGTTTTATGACTGCCTGAAAAAATAGATTGAAAAAATAATACCTGGGATTTTGTTATGGGAGGGGGTATGGATCTGATATTTACCCCGATTGTTTTATCCAGATGATTTTTTAGAACGATGGTTTTGGGGGTCAAAACAAAAATTAGCATTGTTTTAACCCCAACATCATCTCCTAGTGGAGATGGGGCATTGCTCTAGAGCATTGCCCTAGAGCAATGCTCTAGAGCATAAGGAATGCATTACTATATAAGTGGTTGATTTTTAAAATTCAAAATAAGAAATTTGGGTTTATTATGGAAAAAATAAAATTTAAATCAGAATGTAAAAACGGGTGGTTATAGATATGATGCGTAAAAATCTACTATTTCGATATTAAGTGCCCGATATTTTTAAATATCAAGAAAAAAAATGAATGGTCATTCAGTGATCAAGGCAGTCTCTTTGTGAAAAATAATTTTGAAAGTTGTTTGCAGGGATAATTTAGTATGGGATAAAAAAATCAATGAGTTGATAAAATTTGAGGGAACACTCAGGTTTTGAAAAAGTATGCTCGAGCATTGGGTTGTTTAACCTTAATTAAGTGCCTGTTATTTTATTATGATATATATCAAATTTTTTTTTAGAACGATCATTCGATGTTTTGTTTTTATTTGTAAACACTGTCCCTGTAGTCGATTTGTCTTATATTGGGATAAGGTTTTGAAATAATAAGTGTAAAATAATAAACAATTGTTTTTAATATAAATATTTTAAGCAGCTTTTTTTGCCGATAAAATCGGTTTTTTATTGATTATAAATTATATAGCGTGCTATATATATAACGACTTTAAAAAATAGATTTGATTTTTAGGTGATTTTTTGGGGTGTAGCGCAGCCTGGTCAAGCGCAGGTGCTTTGGGAGCATCGGGTCGCAGGTTCAAATCCTGCCACCCCAACCAGTTTTAAAGGCCAGAGGTACGTGGCTTAATATGCAATCATGGAGGGTCCCTTTATGAATGTTAGGATTGGAGATGATTTTGTTATTAAAAGCGATGCAAACCAGTTTGTTTTATACAGGGTTCAGAAAGCTGGCAAGGACGCAAAAGAGCCCGGCAAGGAAACTCTTGGATTCGTGGGATACTATAGCAGTATTGAACATCTTGTGCAGGCTTTACCCAATAAAGCCCTTATGAAATCTGAGGCGACAAGTCTGCATGATGCAATACGCGAGGTGCGGGATATTGGGAAACAAATCAGAAAGGCCATACAGATATAGGGAGTGTAATATGAAAGAAAAAGAAAATCAGCCTTTGCTGTGTGCTGTACCAGACAGTTTTTTTGAAAGCTTTTTAATGTCGTTGCTAAATAGAAAAGCAGAAGAATGCCGCTTTACTGCCAAAATTATCAAAGAGCACAACGGGACAATAGCCAATGTCGCAGGTCGGGTGGTTTTTGCTTTTGAATTAATGGCAATTGAGGCAGAAGGGACTGCGGATGCTTTTCGCAGATATAAATATGCCACCCATCATGCATGGAATAAAATAGCCATGGATGCAGCTGGAGTATCAGGGAGGGTATAATATATATGGCACAAGATAACCGTTACCAAAAAAATATTACCCCGTTTGATTGCTTACCCACTACATCCACACAAATGCAAGTCATCCAAAATCAAATCGTTACCTGGCAAGAAGATGTTTTCGGGCAAGGCATTAAGCATGTAACCCCGACTATTCAAAAATTAAAAGATGAAGTGGATGAACTGCTAAATGATCCTGTCAGTTTAGAAGAATACGCAGACTGCATGATATTGCTTTTGGGCGCCATGGGAAGGCTTGGCATTGATGTGCAATCTATCTTCGGGCTGATAAAAGCCAAACATTTTGTTAACCAGGCCAGGCAATGGGGGCCTTGCGATGAGCGTGGCGTGGCTCGTCATGTCAGGAAGCACCAAAAAAAATATATGGAACAACTGATGAAAGATCGGTTCTGCCAGTATGAAAACATGATCAAACAGCGGATGGTCCAAAGAATAACAGAGCAGGAAAATTTCAGGCATATCCAAAAACTACAGGACCAGGAGGATCCAGAACTGGAGTTGTGAATCATGATTTATATTCCTGGAAATGTGCCCAGCATAAAAAACGGGAAAAATCCTGTGACTGTAAATAGGGGCGGAAAGACATTTACCACCCTAGTGTTTTCCGATTCAGTTAAAAAGTACCTGCGTAATCTTGGTATTAAAAATTACAGCAGCAAGGGCGTTGACGGATATAAAAAAGCCCCCAACGTGTTTGCGGCCTCGGTTGGTACATTTTTCAATAGCATTGACCGGTTCCCCATAGTGGTGGGATTCCATTTTGTCCGTGATTCTAATAGAAGATGGGATTTTCACAATGCTGTTCAAATACTTGCGGACCTTTTTGTAGCTCATGGATTTTTGCCAGACGACGATGTGGAGCATCTAATTCCAGTACCGCTGCTTTGCAGAGGCAAGTGGTATTCGTTGGACCAAAGAAGTCCAGGTGTTTATATCGAGCGTGTGTTTAGTTTTGATGAGCTTGTCAGTCGAGAGCAGGAGCAAATGGAGTTATTCAGGTAATCATGGGCAAGCAGAATAACAATACCACAGATATTGTACCCTACCATAAATTCCAGGATGGCACTTACCAGAATGGCGGCAAGGGTTTTATTGAATTTGTTGAGGATAACATCTGGACCCCGATTTATCCCATCGGTGAGAAGGTTAAGCGGTGGTGGAAAATGGGCGAACTTCCTGACATCCCCCATCCTGAAACCGGAAGGTCGTATAAAGGGCTCTGGGAAAAACACAAGGAAGTTGCCAGGGAAGCTCTGCGTATGGAAAATGGGGAGTTTCTTTATCGGCTGATTATCCTTTGCTGGATGCGTGGGGATGGAAAAAGCTTTCTTGTGGTGTTGATTGTTATCTGGAAATTCATCTGCTTTCCTGATCAAAAAATCGCCCTGTCTGCCAACAGTAAGGATCAGAGCAAGTTTGTCCACTTTGATGATATGCGTACCCTGATCAATAACAGCCCAAACCTGCTGGCCATTCTTGGTGAAAAAAATATCCGGGACAAAGAAATCAGGATGCGCGATCAGGCGGGCAATGTGGTATCAACTATTCAGTCGGTTTCTTCATTCACAGGTGTTTTGTCCAACATTACAGGTTTTACCTTTTCTGAATTTTTTTTGATGCAGAATGAAAAGTTTTTCAATGAAATAGACACATCCATGCGTAATGTCCCCAATGCCTTTGGTTTGATTGACACTACAGTTTCTCCTAAGTCCCACGTGCTTTACCGCCTTTATGAGGCGTGGCGCAAGGGTGAGGATGACACTTTGTTTTTTTCCTACAGAATGTCGAAAGAGGCCAACCCCAAAGATTTTTGGCATCCATACAATACTGAAAAACAGCTTAAATCATATAAAACCAAATATCCCCTTACATTTGATAAATTCTTCAAGAACCTCTGGTCTGCCGGCGCCGATAAGGTGTTTTCCCCAGCACAGGTTGAATCAATTTACTACATAGGCGCATACAATAATTTGATGCGCAGTCATAGTCAGGTCGTTCAAGCTATTGCCCGCAGGATATCTATCGAGGAAGGCGAGCAAAAACTCAAAGATGCAGGCTTGGATGGCAAGCGCTACGATCATCATTATTCAGCTGACCGTGAGTTGGCTGAGATTGAAAAGATGTTATGGCCGGCAGACAAAGAATATCGAATGGTGGATACATTTGGCGAGCCAAGAGGGTGTACTATTGATGAGCTGGTTCATCTTGGGAAGCTTTACGATACGGACTGGGCTATTCTAACAGGGCTTGACCGGGCCGACCCCATGAAGCGCAGAAGTAAAGCCAGAACTATTGTTACCGTAGTGGCCAAAGGCTTGCCTGGCAGCAGGAGTAATCCGTATATGGGCACCCTGACGGCTCCTAAATATTTGTATGTGATGTTAAACTTGGTTAGCGTCCACGATCATTCACTTGAGGGGATTAAGGAAGTATTAAATAAAGCTCATGGTGAGTTTGACGGCGTTGATACTTTTTGCAGCGAGCGTTACGGAGCCTGGGACCTGAAGGATTGGTGTGAACAAAATGGAACAGATATGGAATTGCTCCAGGGGAATTATAATCTTCAGTTAGCGGCTTTTACTGAGCTTTATAACCTGGTGGACGAGGGTCGGTTTAAGAGTGCCAGGGTACATGTACCAGGCTCCAGGGGCGCTGATATCCTTAAAGAGGAAATGACCGAGTTTGATCATGATGATGATACCAAATGGTTTGGCTCTCCGGAAAAAACCCGCAAGCACGGCATCCAGGATGATGTAATGTTTGCTCTTTCTCTAACTATTTATGGCGGTAGGTTTAAAAGTGTGGACGATTTTCACCCGAGAAGCGGAAATGAGTTTTTTGGGGCTTTTTTCCCGGATCCAGCCATGGTGGGGCGGTACTAATTTTTTTCGATAGTGTGGGTGTTTTTGATATAAGGTTGTTTAATTAATAGATAAAATATTAAATTTTCTTGACAAATTTAATATTTTAATGAAAATATATATAGCAAGCTATATATAATCTTTTATTTTTTTTCGGGTCTCTATGGAACAGCAGTCCCAATTCAGTTCAGGCACAGAGCCTGCCATGTCTCTTGATGATATCTCTAAGTATATCGAAGAGCTGCCAGACGATGTCGTTGAACATATGACATTTTCGGTCCCGTGGCAGTTTGGGTCGGGAGGCGAATCTTCCGCAGATCCTGACGGGTTTAATGGTCTTTCGGCAAGCAATTTTTCCGATATGGACCTGGAGGAGTTGCGCCAGGAGTGTTGGAAAAAATTTAATGATAACCCGCAGATTAATACAGCCGTCCGCGGGTTAGTAGGCCGGTTAGTTGGTCTTGGTTTTGAAACTTGTAGTGAAGTTGACATTATTCAAGACGTTGTTGAAGAAACTGAAAAGGACCCCAGAAATAGATTGTACCACTTCTGGCCCAAGATGGTGGCCAGAAATCATATCGAAGGTGAAATGCCTTTATGCTTGACAGTGCATCGTGATGGATTTGTGGAAGTTGACTTTATCCGTCCTGGCGCTATCGAAGATATTATTTTCCACCCATTTAAAACCATGATGCCGCTGTTTTATAATGCCAGGCTCAAGGATGAAAGTGGCATAGAGCAAATATATCAAATTCCTTCTATTTACATCGCCCACTATCCAAAAGAGCTTATCCGGGTTGCTGGTCAAAATCCAAAGTTTAATAAAGAGCAGCAGCGCACAAGCATTGACCGCAGGCGAGCCTATAAGGGTGTTGGCAAATATTTCAGATTTATTATCAACTGGGATCGCGGTTATATCCAGGAACGTTCTGCAAGTTACCTCCGCACGGTTTTAAGATGGCTTAACAAGTATGAAATGCTGAAAAATTGGGAGATTGATTATAAGCGTGCTGCCAGTTCTTATTTGTGGGTGGTAAAAGTTGAGGATATTCGCAAGTTTAGAAATTGGATGGCTTTAAGCGATGAAGATAAAGCCAAAACAGGTCTAACTGCTAAAAAAACACCCGGTGGCACCCTGGTGCTGCCCCCTGGTTTTGACCTTGTAGTAAAAAATCCCAACCTACCCAACATTACAGATAGCGACACAGACATTCTTGACATGGTGTCATCAGGATTAAATGAATCTGTTAATACCATGATGGGTAAAAGCCAGGGCACCTATGCATCTGCCAAGGAGCACCGGGGGCCAATGACTGACAGGACATCAGATGAGATAGCTTATTTTGAAAGGTTTTTGCGCCATGATTTTTGGGGCAGCGTATTTTTTTTAAAGCACAAGGTTGCCAGGTTCCCAAGGTATTTCCGGTCGTGGGAGGCTATTTCTTTTGACAAGAATGGTCAGCCAAAGTTTGGATACAAAAAACGTCAGCCTGAAGAATTAATCGAGTTTTCATTCCCCACTTCGGAAATGATTGATTACGAGGCCCGTGCCAAAGGACTGTTGGGCACCAAACACGGCCCGCTGTCTGAGACCACAGGCGTTCCCCTTAAAGATATTACCAAAAGAATGGGTTTTGGAGGGTACGGCCGCATGCGCCTGCGAAAGGCCACAGAGGAAAAACGATACCCTAAATTAATTTACACCATGGACGCGGAAAGCCTTCAGGAGCGAGTAGAGGGCGAGGCAAAGCAGGGAGAACACAACAATGCCAAACAAGACTCCCCAGAGGAGGATGCAGATGAATAGTGCAGCCTATAAGGGGTTGACCGGCGAAGTCCTTGAAATGTATGCAGCTACGGCCAACCGGACAATGTATATGGAGCCCGATTCGTTATATTCTTTCAGGTACAACCTGTCGGCCATGATGGAACAAATGTCTCAGACCGGCAAGCCTGCAGATGAGCTTATAAAAGACTTTTTTTTCATTATGGAGGACGAAGAGGAGCGCCCAGGCTTTAAGATCGAAGATAATGTCGCGATTATTCCGGTCACCGGTCCGTTAACCAATAAAGACCCCAGCTCCTACCTGGTCCGCTATGGCATAGTTTCATCTTATCCGGCAATCCGTCAGGCAATGGCTGCCGCCCAGGGGCATAGCGAAGTTGATGCAATTGTTACTTGGTATGACAGTCCCGGTGGGATTGGTATCGGGTTATTTAATGCCATGGAAGAAGTAGCAGGTTATCGTGGGCAGAAGCCTATGTATGGCATTGTCAGCCCGGATGCGTTTTCTGCGGCATATGGCCTTATATCTACCATGGATGAAATATTTATAGATCGCGACGGCAGGGCAGGGTCTATCGGCACTATTGTTGTCCACGAAGATATCTCCGAACGTCTTAAAGGCCTTGGTGTCAATGTGGAGTCTTTTACATACGGCCGGAAAAAAGACCTTTTTGCTTCTTTTAAGCCGCTTTCCGATGAGGCCAAAAAGGAATATCAGGAAATGGTCGATCAGCACGGTCGTGAATTTGTGGAAATGACGGCCCGGTATCTGGGCCTGTCTTTTGATGTGGTCAAAAACATGGAGGCCGGTATTTATGTCGGCCAAAGTGCAGTGGACGCGGGGCTTGCCAGTAAAATTTTATCCTACGAAGCCGCGCTTGAAGAAATCAAGTCCCGTCATTCCGTTAAACGCTCAACAGGCAAGGGGGTAAACAGTATGAAAGACTTACAGGAGCTTAAAACCAAAAATCCGGAGGCTTACGAGGCATTGATGGCAGAGGCAAAGACCGCGGTTGCCGGAGAGGTCAAGGAAAGCCTCAAAAGCGAGGTGCGCTCCGAGGTGGAAACCCAGGTCCGCAGCGAACTGGCGGCATCCGGCGGCGACAGCGCCGGGGACGTGTCCAAGCAGATCCAGGAGATGCGCGCCACCATCGATAACCAGACCCAGGTCATCCAGAGCCAGTCGGAGAAAATCCAGTCCCTGGAAAAATCCGAGGCCAAGCGGTCCTTTCAGGCCATCAAGGACGCCGGTGATCGGATCTGGGACGCGGCCCTGGCCAAAAGCGACATTCCGGTGGGCTACTACAAGAAGGCCAAAAACGGCGTACTGGTCAAGGATTTTGTGGACGATTCGGGCGCGTTTGACCGGGACGGGTTTTCAAAGGCCGTGGCCGACGAGATCGCGGACTGGGAAAACGTGGGCAGCGACGCCATCATGGGCGTGGGCGCCGGCGGCGGGGGTGAAGCCGGCGGCCGGGCCAGCGACGAGGCATACGACAAGGAAGCCGACGAGTTGGCCGGCTATGTGGGGCAGGGGGGCAAAACCGAGTAGACGGCCCGATGGCCGGACAATGGATCCGGTTTAACGAATTTTTTGACCAAAGGAGGGTGAACCATGAGTGACAGACCAGATGCACCGTTCGTTCAGCACGGGGTTGAGGGGCGGTACAAGAAGCTTTTTTACAGCGACGAGAAAATGGCCCTGGCGCCGCCCGTGGCCCTGCAGAAAGGCTACGGGGTGCTGGAAAAGGGCACGGCCATGGCCAAAAACGGCTCCAGCGACGGCAACGGCGGCCGGTACGTGCCCTATGACCCGTCCACGGTGACGGGCAAGGAAACCGCCCCGGCCCGGGCTTATCTGCTGCAGGACAGCGGCGAGGGGGCCACATCGCTGTTTGTCGGAAAAGACGACAGCTACAAGTTCAGCGTGGGCGACGAGGTCTACATCAACGACGACACCACGGCCGCTGAAACCCTGGACGCGATCTCCGCCATTGACCGCGACACCTACACGCACATGGCCGAAGTTTCGGTCACCGCGGTTTCCGGCGAGACCATGTCGGACTTCAAGACCAGCCGGTTTGCCTATATCGCGGTCAAGGGCGCAGACACCTGCGCCGGAATCCTGCCCGTGGCGCGCGACACCGGCACCGGCGCAAACGCCAAAACCTCGGAAGGCCAGCTGCTGATCAGCAACGCCATGCTCTATACCGGGTCGCTTGTCAACTACGACGATGACGCGGAAACCGACATGGGCAGCAGCGAGCACGGCCAGCTGACCATTTTCAAGTAAACGCAAACCGGTTCGGCCGGCGCGACAACCGCCCTGGCCGGGCACAGTTTTTCAGGGGGTGACACATGAAGGGAAGAAGCGATGTTCCAGCCATGCGGCTGGAGGTGCTGCGGCGACTGGTTTCCAAATTCCAGCGGCCACCGGCGCTGATGTTTGTCAATATGTTTCCGGATTTTCGGGCCGAGTCCGACACCATTGAATGGGAAAGCCAGACCGGCGGCCGGCGCATGGCGCCTTTCAAGGGCCCGGGCCAGCTGACCCCGCGGGGCTATATCGGCGGGGCCAAGCCCCATTCGGCGCGTGCGGCCTTCTGGGGCGAAAAGCTCTATTTTGACGAGGAGTTTTTAAACAACCTCCGGAAACCCGGCACGGAAAACGTCCACCAGACCGCCAAGGCCACGCTGGCCCGGGAGATGCTCAACCTGACCAACCGGAGCTACCGGCGCAAGGAGTGGATGTTTGCCAAAATGCTGGGGTCCGGCAGCTTTTCCTACAAAACCAAGGATAACCGGGTGACGGCGGTGGACTATGCGCTTCCCGATACCCACATTGTTACCAACGGGGCAACCAAATCCTGGGCCGACGGTGAAAAAAAAGATATTATTGATGATTTTATCACTGGCGTGGGCACCATCCAGGACGATTGCGCTGGCACCAACATTCAGGCCATCATGAATCGCAATACCTTCAAGTATATGGCCAGAGATGATGACATCGTTGGGCTTTTAAAGCAATCAGCCTTTGCCAAGGGAGATTTGTACGGCGGAAAGGTGCACAAGGTCATTGGCGCCAACCCGCAGATCGTCAACAGCCTGCTGCCCACAGACGACATCTCCGTCTATGACGAGGTCTACGAAGTGGAAGCCACGCTGACCGCTGCGGTCACCGGGGACTCGACCACCGAGATTTACGTGGACAACGCGTCTGACATGGAAGTGGGCGCCCGCCTGAAGCTGATTGACACCTCAGAGGACAATTCCTATGAGTACGTGACCATCAGCGCGGTCGACGAGGCCTCCGGCAAGGTGACGGTTGCAGCTGCTCCGGAAAACAGCTACAAGGCCGGCGAAGACATGGCCACCATGGTGCAGTTCTATGTGCCAGACGATTACGTGATTTTCATTGCTCGCAACGTGGACGACGGACCGATTGCTGAGTATATGATGGCACCGTATGGAAACGAGCGGGTTTGGGGTATGAAGATTGACTCCTGGCCCGAAATTGAACCTGATGGGTATTTTGTCAGGGTGCAGGACAAGGGCCTGCCGGTTCTGTATCATCGGGATGCGGTCTATATCCTGAAGGTGATCCCTTAATTTGGGATAAAAATAGATAGCTCGCCATCTATAAGCGGGTAATCAATCCATGCAAAGGAGTGTAGACATGGAAGATATTGTCAAAGCTATTTTAAATCGTACCGTCAACATGGGTGGGCCAAGGCCGGTGAAAAAAGGCACTGCGTTTACCCCGCCCTTTGAAGAGTCTGTGGCTGTATCTATTAAACGGAGTCCGCATCTGTTTACGTTGGTGCGGACTCCAAAAGAAAATTCTCCTGAAGGTGATCAATCATTTGGAGAAGGGGGGGGCGAAACGCATGCCGCTGATAGTGCAGGTCTCCAGCAAGATGTTTCGGGTCAGCAATATGATGAAGTTAAAGCAGTAGCCGATAACCATCGACGCCCGTTGACCGATGAGGAAAAAGAATTTGTCAACGAGTGGATTCGCAAGCGTAGGGACGCCACGGATAATGACATTTCTTTTATGGACTATGTCAATATTAATCTCTCTAAATTCCGTCATGTATCTGAAGCTGTTCTGGCCATTGCCCGAAAGAAGTGGGAGCGGTTTTATCCTGACGAGGAGTGCATTCTATGACAGCTGAAGAAATGATCACCAAGATCATGCAGGAAATCGGCCAGGCGACATCAGATTTGTCGTCGGCCGATTATGCCAATGCCATAGATGATGCTCAGATGGAAACCTGGGACCTGCCTACAGATAATAAATACCGGGTTTTGTGGATAAAAAAACGCGCCAAGCGCCATTTGTTTTTTTATCTGGCATCAGGCACCGCCCGGAAATTCCAGGTGGAAAATTTTCGACTTCAGCAGCGCCATGAGCATTATCGGGACATGTATAAAAGCATGGACCGGGAATTTGAAGAGGAAAAGAAGCGGCGGCCGGAAATGTTTCCCGAGCCGGAAGGTGACATTGACGCCTATAAGATGTTTGGCACCCAGATAGACTCAGGGTTTCAGTACGATGACTTGGGTCGGGATACCACATATTCGGCGTCTAATTCGGTATTGTTTAAGCCTGGAGAGGATTGATGACCACTACCGGCCAGGACATTGCAGATGTTTTGGCAGAAGTCGGCACCCGGGCACGTGTGCTGAATTCGGCCGGGGAGGTTTTGTCCGAGGAATATTTGCAGTATTCGGTCAATATCCGGACTTCCAATCCGTTTCATCGGGAGTTTTTCCTGGAGACCATGCTGCCGCACAACACTAATGCGCGCCCTGGCGCCATTGTGGAGTTTGTCTCTTCGGGCAGGAAAAATATTGTGATGAGTAGCACCCCGAAAACATTTGAAGACGAGGTGGTGCTTTACAACAGTGTGATTTATAAGTGCAACGTTTCCGGGGAGTTGCTCCGGATGCAGAAGGTTGAGGGGGAAAATCCATATCACACGGTGCCAGGTTGGCAGCCGGTGCAGTCGCCGTGTTTCGGAGCTTTAATTGAGTCTAATTACGATAATGCTTTGCTGGTTGATGAGGAGATCGGCCACGTCACCACCGAGGAATTATTTTTATACGTGCCGTCCAGTGTTATTATCCAGCCTGAAGATCGCTATGTTCCGGTGTCAGGAGAAACCCCTTACCGGGTTGGCATCGTCAAACGGTTTGCGTATGAAGGCACGGATGTGGCCGTACTCAAGGAGGATACCCGGCCATAGCCGGAAAAATTATCTTACCGTTCCCGGGCCATGAGGCGTGGGCGCAGACATTAACAATCGCTTCAAAAAAGAGGTGAACCAATGCAGAAAGTTCTGGTTGTAGGAGAAAACCCGTTTGCCGTCACCGGCAATGCTAAAATGACCCGTTACATCCTGACCACGCTGGACGCCCAGCGATTTTCTATCCACTTGTTCTCTGTGGACACTTCCGTTGTAGATCCGGAGAGGTCTATGGAGCAACCATTTCCGTTTCCGGTTACCAGCTCCTTATCTCCTGGTAGTAGTGAACTTTACGGGCGCAAAAAATTACTGAGCCTGATAGCGGCCATGCGTTTTGACGTGGTTATTTTTGTTGGTTTTGATATCTGGCAGTATGCTAGTATCTTCCCTTACCTGAAAAAAATGCAGGGCCAGCTTGGCTTTCAGTGGATTGCATTATTCCCATACGACCTGATCGATGTCAGGGAAGACTGGCTGCAATGGATCCGGATGCCCGATACACCAATGGTCTATTCTCAGTATGGGTACGCCCTTTTGTCCCCCCGTGTGGATCATCTTCAGTATTTTCGGCCGGCACCGCCAGAACCTGTGGCTTACCACCGGATGGATTCCTATGAAGCCCTGTCCTGTCGCCGTCGGTATTTTCCACAGGTTCCAGATGATGCGTTTTTATTTGGTTTTGTTGGGGCCAACCAGATCCGAAAGGACCCGGTAGGCCTTTTGCAGGCATTTGCTCTGCTGCTAAACGACTCCGATGTTTTAAAATCAGGAATCGATATTCGGCTTGTCCTGTTTACCGACATGCAAAACGGAAAGTTTAACCTTTACCAAAATGTGTCGGATTTGGGTATTGCCCGAGAAAAAATCATTGCACGTCAGCCTGGTCAGCAATTTTTTGAAAAAGAGATGGCTGGCATTTACAACGCATTTGACTGCCTGATTAATTGCTCTTTGCAAGAAGGGCTGTCCTGGACGGTGATTGAGGCGATGATGTGTGGCATTCCGGTGGTGGCATCGGATTCCACCGCTCACAAAGAATTGTTGTGTGATACTGGTTTGCCCTTGGTGCCATGCCAGGACCAGGCCTGGATTCCCATGCCCACCGGTTATGGCGAAGGGTGGGTTGAGGCCCGAAAGTGCCGCCCTGAAGATATTTGCTTGGCCATGAAAAAGATTTGTTTGAGCCATTCGCTTTCCATGCAATTTGCGGCGGATCGTGGGCTGGAAAAGATCAATCAATGGGCTGCCCAAAAAAGCGATATTAACACTGCAATTACACCCAAGAAAAACCGGGCGATCCGGCTTTCATCAGGCCCCAAAAACGCAGTCTTGTTTGCCCAACACAGCGCAGCCGGTGACGTGCTGATGACTACCAAGGCCATGCAAGGGTTAAAGGCGCGCCACGGGGATTTGCCTTTAGTGTATATGACACAGGCTAAGTTTCATGAAATCCTGGATGGCAATCCCTACATTGACGAGGTCATTGACTGGGACCCCTTTTTAATGGAAAACCGCGGCCAGTACCGGTTTTTTTACGCGCCGCACAACGACATCGTCCTGCCCGGACACTGGGGCAGAAACTGCAACTCCCTGCTGTCTGATTTTTACTGGCGCCTGATCGGTGTGTCAAAGGGCGAATTCTATATTCGGCCCAAGCGTCCGGAAAGCCGCAAGATTCGGGAGGCCATCCTGGGAAAGCGGGTTTGCGTGGTTCATACCACAGGTGGAGATCCTCACATGCGGACCTATAAATACATGCCAGAGGTGTGCCGCAACCTGAAAGGGTGTGTTACGGTGCAGCTTGGTGGCCCCAATGACTGGCCGGCCGGCGCGGATTGTGACTTCAGGGGATTGCTGTCTTATAGGGAATCGGCTTGGGTTATGGCGCAGGCCAGCATAGCCGTGACTGTGGATTCGTTTATATCGCACCTGGCCGGTGCATTGGGTGTCTCCCAGGTTTGTCTGTTTGGGTGTGGCAATGCCAACGTGGTTCAGCCGGATCAGGTTGCCGGGTGCCTGGTTTGCCTGAAACCAGATTATTTAATGGATTGCCCGGGGTTGGGGCCGTGCTCCGGTCAAGTGCGGGACTGCCCGGTGCCGTGCATGGGAGTTCATGACCCAGCGGTTATTATTCAAAAGATTGCCGAAATTGAGCGGGCCATCGGGGCCCATCAGCCTGTTGTCCATCCGGATGTGGAGGCGTGCAATGGGTAAAGAACGCTTTGTGTTTTCCGCTGGCACGGGCCGGTGCGGGACAGTATCTATGTCCAGGCTATTGAATCTACAGCCAGACACATATGTCTATACAGAGATGCACCCCCTGCCATTCCATAAGGATATAGGGGCATTGGAGTGGTACATCGATAAGTTGCTGGCAGCAGATGCCTCAGTGGTTGGAGATTCCGGTTTTTATGTGACCACCTATGTAAAGGAGCTTGTTGAATTGTTGGGTGATAGGGTTCGGATAGTCTATCCTTATAGGCCGTGTGCAGAGCAGGTGGAAAGCCATTTGCGGCATTCCCAGGGCCGCAATCCTGTTACGAGCCCTGAGTACGCAAGGAGCCACGGAATTGACATTGGGGTTAAAGATCGTTTTTATCATGCCCACCCTAAATTTCCCTGCGGAAAGCGAGAGGCGCTTCGTCGAAGGTGTCTGGCGTTTCATATAATGGCTCACGAGTGGGAGCTTGCATATCCTGACAATTTTCGCATCTTTTATTTTAAAGATATTCTCTCCGACATTCAAAAGCAGGCAGAAATGTTGCGATTTCTCGGCTATGCGACTCGTGTTGTGCAAACTGGTATCTGGGAAAACCGGACACAATGAAAAAAGAGAATAGGAAATATACCATATTTGACGGTAATGGGCGGGTTACTACCAAAATCTGGCCGGTTCGAACTATCTGTGAGTCTCATCGCCAGTTGGCCAGAATCATTGAAGGTGCTGATATGGATGAGGGTTTGAGAGCCGATCTTCTGGACCGCGTGGACGAAGTCTACGACATGGGAAAGCGGATGGGCGACAAATTACAAGGCTACTATGAGAAAGATGGATCCTCTGGCCATTGGGATAATGGATTTTATCAAGAGGGGAAGCTGTGAAGAAGTATCAGGTTGGGCTTTCTGTTTTAACGGAAGGCATCGGCAAGGAGTGGGTGGAGCAATTCTTGCATTCGTTGGAGTTTGATGCCCGGCCGCAAGTATCGTATTTTGTTATGCCCTTTGACTCCAGGTTTTGCGATATGCATACGGAGTATTGTGGCAAAAAATATTTCAACAGGAATAAGGGGCATAACCACGGCATCCGCATCTTGTCAGAGATTTGTGAGGTTGTGGTTTGCACAGATGTTGATCTGTTGGTTCCGAACGGCTACCTTGATACTTCTTATGAGATCGCAATAAATCGTCCCATGAATGGTGTAGTGCGTGAGTTGCCAAAAAGCACTTCAGTTCGCCCAAGGCGATGGGATGAATGGATGTCGATCCCTGGCCTAAAGGAGGGGTTTGGCGGATGGAATGCTATGACTCCAGAAGATTGGTACAAGACCGGTGGATGGAACGAAACCATGTATTCTTGGGGCATGGATAAGCATTTGTGGTTGAGGATGGAAGCTGCTGGACTCAAGCCGGTCCGGTTTGACCGGCTACCCCTGGTCCATGTTTGGCACCCCAAGCGCAACAAGGATGTGCAGAAAATAGAGCCCGACATCAAGCGCCGGGTGCTCGACACTATGACAATCAACTACCTGAACAAAGGAGATTGAAAATGAACAACACACACAAGCCTGTGGTGGTGGCCGGCCTGATGCAAGATGAAATTGATAATATCGACAAATGGATGCAGTGTGCATTATCTATTTCCGACCTTGGAGTTGTAATTTTAGATTCAGGGTCAACTGACGGGACAATCGAAAAGGCCAGGGGGCTGGGTGCAGTCGTTGTCCAAGACGATGTGTTTAAGACCGAAGGTGGTGGGGCCGCCAGAAATATGCTGTTGGCCCTTTGCAAGAAGCACTTCCACGATGCGGCATGGATTTTAATGCTGGATGCAGATGAGCGGATTTCGCGGGAAGATTTTCATCGGCTGCGTGTTGTCAAAGATTATTTAATTGCCGATTACGACGTGGTTGCCTTTCCAAGAGTTGATTGGAAGGATAAAGATATGGCCGAAGCATCCAATAGCATTTATGCCCATCCGGACTGGCAGATGCGGATGTTTCGGGCAGATAGCCCCGTGTATTTTATACGCAAGCTCCACGAACAGATCCGGGGGCACCGCAAGGCTTATGTATCCCTGCAGACCCCAGCCATTCATCATTTTAACCAGGCGGCAACCAAGGAAAAGCGTGACTATGTTGGCAGGGTATATGCCAAGCTGCATCGGGAGGATACGGAGTGGGGGCATACATATGCCAAACACCCAAAAGAGGACTACTATTACCAGCGTTATTTAAAGGACGGGGTTTAGTTTTTCCTTGCATTTTAAATGTATAGCAGGCTATATATAATTATGGACTTAATTATTCTCCCATCCGGATCCGAGAATGCCGATCCTGAGAAGACTGCATGGTCACTGATGGGCGTTGCCGACGGGGATCTTAATGTGGTGTGGCTGCCAGACATGGCCAGCGCATCGGCATTTCGGTCTGAAAACGAGTGGATGATGGTCTTATATGATGATGAACAGGTGGATGTTCGTTTAAACGCAGCTATTCCGGTTTATTTGGCCGCTGCATTTGACGTGGTGGTTTGCCTAAAGAGGATCTGGGACACTGCCTGTAGCAATGGCATGCGTGTGTTTCAGTCACCTCGATTATTTCGAAACAGCGCCAGGCCTGACATATATCGACTGGTGCCGAAAAACATCAACGAACTGGCCTGGACCCGGGCCCTGGACGGATGGATTGAAAGCCATGGCCAAACTTTTCGCTAAAATGGATCCCAAGCAGTTTTCCCAGGCAATGAGTGGGCTGAATCGGATTATACGGTTTGCCACCATTGAAAAGGACAGGTTGCCCATGCGCCAGGCTGTTGGGTATGTCAATTTGCTCAGGGCTAATCTTGTCTCCAACAAGTTTGTTCATCCGCCATATTCAGAGGATTACGCGGCATGGAAGGCCAAGCAGCCCTGGGCGATGAAGGGCAACTGGAAGCTCAAAGGGGATCTGCTCAAATCTCTGACAGCCTTTAAGCCGTCTGTCGGTGACGGGTGGCGTGGCGGGATTCCGGCCGACGCCATGGATTCTGGTGGCAAGAATTGGAGCGGCAAGGGCCCGCCCAAGTCCATTGCTATGTATGCCAGGACCCTGGAATACGCTTTGGCTGGGCAGAAAAAACGGGCCGTATTTGTTCCCACTCTTCAGGAGTACCGGGTGGGTGGTGCGGTCCGGGAGATGAATCAGACCGCAATGGAGCTAATTAAAAGATGGGGGGGGCGATAGTGTATAAGGACATCACACCGATGACCTATATTCATGAAGTGGAACGGCAGTTTTTTGAAGCGCGCCTAAACGGGTCATCCCGGTTATCTGAGCAATGGGATACGTTTTCCAGAAAGATCAATCAGGTTTCGAGAAAAAAGCAGGCTCAATGCCGACGGCCGTCCACTGCCCATCATTGCTGGAATCTGGCGTTCGGGTTCTGGGTCAATTGCTCCCAGGCTCTGTCTGCCTATAACAGCAAAAAGCCTTTGGCATTTATTCGCGCCAAAAAATTGCAGAAGCTCAATCAGAAGATCAAAAAAGAAGTGGCGCGTGAATGGGGGGACCGCAAATGGCAAAAGTCTTAAATGTTTACCCGAAAGACGTTTATGCCACCATTGAATTCAGTATGGATCAGCTTAAAAAGATCCGGACGTTTATGGATAAAAGCCACATGGATTTTCGGCGGGATGTGGCCGAAGAGGCCGGTGCGGCCCGGTATGTTCAGGAGGAGTTTTATCCGATGCTGGCTGATGTGATTGATTCGTTTGAAAGTGGGGGCACGCAATGACGCTTCCGCCCACGGCCCGGCTTGCCAATATTAAGGACTCGGTAAAAAAGTTTGCCAAGGACAAGCTTCAGGAAGACGGTGGGATCTATGTCACATTTGATGTTACCCTGGTGCCTCCCAGAGTTGACGGCCAAGCTGTCACCCGATGGATCAGCATTCGTATTGGGGACCGGGCCATGTCCTCTGCTGGATTTCAGGTGGTTGAGTTTTATTGCTGCACGGTAAGGGATTCGGAAGGATACCGATTGGCACAGCTTAGGGACACGGTCATGGGGTTTTTGACAGGCGGGGGGTCAGATATATACGGCCGTATTCCATTATATCGTAGCTATCCGTCCCAGCCGTGGGAACAGATTGGAGCGTTGGTGGTTCAAAATGTGGCCGAATCCGGGGAGTTGGATGGACCTGATTTGACCAAGTATATCGTGCTGACCGCAACTTTGTGGTTTGGTGCGGGGGTTTAAATGGGGGGTGAAACAAATGGCTGATATAGCCAGGGCTAAATGGATACATTGTCCAAAGTGCGGCAAGCGGGTGATGGTTCGCTTGCCCAACGGTCTGGGGCAATTTAAGTTCGGGCGGCAACGGAAAAATACCAAAACCCCCGTTCAGATGGAAATATGCGGCATGGTGCGCATCAAGTGTTTGAGCTGGGATTGTGACCATGTCATGACTTTGACTTTTTTCCCTGCGACCGAAGAACCGGTTGCTGGTTTTGATCGACAATCAGGTTGATCCTGAACCAATCGTGATTTCACGAAATCTCCGGTGTTTTTTCTTTACGTTTTTCTTTTGACTTTAAAAAAGGAGGTTTCTCATGGCAGGACCAACCACACGAGACGTATCGTCTCTTGCTATTGGACTGGCCCAGGTTCGGGTCGGCCCTTCTGCAACCAATATTTCTAGTAATACCGCTGTTCTGGAGAGCACCGATTCTATCGGGTCTTTGACTGAAACGGCGTTTGTCGGCAACACAGAATGGTGGGAGCATGAAGCCGGCTTTCCGCTGGTTACCGACTACCAGATACCCATCCGGGAAGCGGCTGCCCTGGAGTGTGCTTACGAGGAAATGACGCCATATAATCTGGCGCTTTCCTACGGCAAGGACCCGACAGATGGTTCTTATGACAGTGCGCATTCTGGTGAAATCGCACTTGGCGGTCGTACAGCTCCAGAATTTGTCAGAATGGAGGCGGTCTATACGTTTCCAAATGGCACCAACACCATGACCATAATTTTCCCGAGAGCTCAGGTACGAAACGAGGCCCGGGTTGAATTTTCCAAAACTGAAGGTGCGGCCAACCCGATTACGTTTTCTGCAAGTCGGGCTGACAGCGCTTCTGCCAGCGGAGATGCTGCCTGGGACGGAAAGCCCCTGGGCGTGATCCGTTTTGCGTAAATCAATTCAATCATTGCATTGAAAGGAGTTTTTAACCATGCCGGAGAACAATGAACAGGCGCAACTGAATCCAAGGATCCGGACACTGAAAATCGGTGTCCGGACCCTGCGAAAAATCAAGCTCTATCCCATGGCGTTTGGTGATGAAATTGAAATGACTGATCTGATTAATGAGGCTCTTCAGACTTTTTTCATGGGGCAGGACCCGGAGGCCGTAGACGATAACTCTGATGGCGATCTGGCGTTTGTGACGTTTCTCATAGAGACGGTTAAAGCTAATTTCAAACGCATCATGGAAATGGCGGCTGCTGACGAAACCGATATTGATGCTTTGCTGCGCGACATGGATAACTACCAGGTCACTGAGGTGGCCACCATGATTGTCGATCAGAATTTTCTGGGAGACGTGTCAAAAAACCTCAAGAGCCTCTTCAAAAGTCTCAAAAGCGAATTGGGTTTGGAGAGGCTATTACAGCCGTCTGCCAGTGGTACGGATATAGGCTCGACGACATCTACCGAAAGCCCTTTAAACGAGGCGGGTTAACCCGAAAACAGATCGAGGTGCTCTACCGGCACGCGATCGAACGCGACAATGAGCGTTTGCAGGCCATATACGGCACAGACGAAAACAAAAAATCCAATCGAACCGGATCGCTGAATCATTCCGGCACTGCCGCCGGAACCTCTCAGGACCAATCGGCATCTGCACCACCCAGGTTTGAAGGCCCCAATGCGTATGCGCATCTGTCAGCCCAGGAGCGTGACGCGCTGACCCAGAAGATGATGGGCAGCTGGAAGAAGTGGGCCAATGAAGAAAAACCGACCGGGGGAAAGCAATGCCGAAAACCGACCTGACCCTTTCCACTCTTTTTAGGGCGGAGATTTCGCAATATCTCAAAAATGTCCGCACTCTAAAACAGCAGCTACGCGAACTGTCTAAGCTGACTGGCCAGATCAACCAGGCCAGTCAGCGGGCATCTTCCGGCATCACTCAGCTTGAAAAAACCGTTGGTTCAACCAATGCAGCTTTTGACAGCGGCCAAAAGAAGGCATCTGTATATCAGCGCGAACTTGGCAAGCTCAACCAGCGTTCTGCGTCTTTGGGTGAGTCATTCCGGAAATTGACCAACCGGGGCAAGCTGTCTGACAATGTGATGATGCAGATGTCAAATAATCTGCAAAAATATCATGGCAATATTCAGAAAGTCAGTGCGTCTTTCGGTTCCTACCTTAACGCCATGCGCAAGACCCAGACGGGCACCAGGGCAGCCACTGCTGCTTTGTCGAGCTTTAACACGGTTACGCGCAAGCAGACTTCTCTGCAAAAGGCGGCCTGGGGAATGCTGGATAATTCCCAAAAGGGACTGACCCGGTATTTCGCCAGTGTGGGCAAGGGAAATGAGCTGCTGCGATCTTTTGCTGGTGTTACCCAGAAGGCAGCCACATCGCAAACTCGTCTATCACGTCAGGTCCAGTCGTTAAATAAGGCCTATGACCAGGGCCAGATATCCTTGCAGCAAATGGTGACCCGGAATAGTCAGCTGCAGGCCAGTCTGGGCAAAGTGGCTAAAACTACCCAACAGATCACCGCACACCGTAAAGCGTCTCACGGCGCGGTTAAACAATCTGCGGCTTATGCCAAAGCATTAAACCTTCAATACGACAAGGGTCAGATATCGCTTCAGGGCATGGTCAAGTCCATGAGCAAGTATCAGTCGACCCAAACACAAACCGCCAAGGCTGACGCGTCTTACATTTCCACGGCCAAATCAAAAAGTCGATGGATGACGTCGCTTAATCGGATGTATGACCAGGGAGCCATTTCGCTTCAAGAAATGCTTCGTCGGCAGCAGCAGACCACGGCGGCTATGAATCAAAGCCGGGGTGCTATTCAGTCGGTTACAAAGGCCCAGTCAGCATCCATACAGACTGCAAAGTCTAAGACCAAGTGGATGACGTCGCTTAACCGGATGTATGACCAGGGCCAGGTGTCACTTCAGCAGATGGTCCAGCGATATAACCAGACCACTGCAGCGTTGGGCAAGGCCACCAAGGCTACCCAGGGGGCAACGGGTGCGACCCGGAAAAATATTTCCACAGTCCAGGATTCCAACAAGAACTTGCGGGCTCACGGAAAGCAGCTGGCCCATATCGAAGGGGCCTGGAACCGGGTCAAGGCTGCTGCCCGAGTCACAGCCTCATATGGCATTGCCGCAACAGCCATTTATTCTGTGGTGGGTGCAGCCAGAGCTGGGGTAACCGCCATTGGCGAATACGACCAGTCCTTGAAGAACCTTCAGGCTATTACCGGGGCTACGGTTATTCAGACGGAAGGCATGGGCCAGAAGATGCGTGATGTGGCTCGGGAGACCAAGTTTTCGGTTTCCGAAATTGCAGAAGGCATGCAGCTGCTTGGCCAGGCCGGTTTTTCCGCAGAAGAGTCTCTGGATGCGATTTCTGCTGTAGCCAATCTGGCTACTGGCACTCTGTCTACCCTGGAGACCACTTCCGACCTACTGACTTCTGCAATCCGCGCCTTTGCCCTTGAAGCCAAGGAGGCCGGCCGCGTATCAGATGTCATGGCCAACTCTATAAACCAGTCCAAGCTGACAGTGGACAAGCTGCGCATCGCCTTTAACTTTGTTGGCGCATCGGCCAGCCAGGCGGGCCTTTCCCTGGAAGAAACAGCAGCGTCCCTTCAAATTTTGGCTAACAGTGGCCTGCGGGCCTCGACCATGGGTACGGGCCTGCGCCAGATCCTTGCAAAGCTGTTATCGCCTAGTCGGGCACTACGTGAAGAGTTTGAGCGGCACGGTGTGGCCGTCGAGAACATTGACCTAAGTAATTACCAGAAAACTATGGAGCAGCTCACCCAGGTATTGTGGGATCACGAGAAACAGACGGTTGATATGACCAAGGCCTATGATCTGTTTAAACTGCGTGGTGCCCAGGCGGCAGCTGTTCTGGTGCGCGGGTTTGCTTCGGGTGAGTTTGACCAGGTGCTTAAAAATACTTATGAAGTTGGCTCTGCTGCGGAAATGGCTGCCATTCAGCAGGAAGGCCTAGTGGTCAAAATGAAGAATTTGGCCGACCGAGCTAAAAACCTGGCCGTGGCTCTGGGCGATGCTGGGCTGGTGTCGGTGTTTGGGGTGTTTTTGGACGCGCTGAGAAATACCACCGCAGCATTGGAAACGTTTGCCATGAGCGGCCTTGGGTCCACTGCCATCCAGTTCATTGCGCTATCAACGGCGTTAACCGGCGCGGTTAAAGGCATGAGGCTTTTATTGGCCGCCACAAAAGGAACAGTTGCCCTGCAAGCCATGAATGTTTTTGTCACCAACCTCCGGATCGGCCTGGCAGGATTGGCCACCGGCAGCATGGCGGCCGCCGGAGCCATGAAGCATCTGAAGTGGGCATTTACCGGGTTTTTTTCTTCCATTACGATCTGGGTGACTCTCCTGACTGCTGTGGGCATGGGACTGTATCACTTGGCCACCCGCCATGACCGGGCCGCCAAGGCGGCTGCGGAAAACGCGCTGCAGCATGACAAGGCCGTTGCCTCACTAGACTCTCTGGCTAAGATAGCTGAGCGAGCCAGGCTCAATCAAAACGAATGGATCAGCGTGCTTAAACGATTCCAGAAGGAATCCCCTGAGCTGGCCAAGCGCATGGCCGAGCTGTCGCAAAATACCGATATTACCACCATGAGCTATGACCAATTGGTTGAATCCATGCATAAGGTGCGCATGGAAGAAATGAAGGCGTCTGTGGCTTCATTGGTGGAGCAACTCTCTGCGCTTGAAAAGAAAAATAAGGCCAATGTGGAGTATCTGAAATATTTGTCCGGATTGTACGGGGATGATTTCGGCCCGGCTGCGGATAAGGCCGCTAAGGCCCAGGCCCGAATGAACGCGAATCTGGATGAGCAACTTGGAGTGATGGCCAATATTGCCTCTCAGATTGCCGATCATGCCCGGGCTACCAACATGTCCGCACAGGAAACCGATGCTTTGGTTAACTCCATGGTGGAAGCTGGTGAAATTTCTGAAAAGGTCGGCAAGCGGATCAAAAACTGGGTTACTAAGGCCATGAAAGAAATGGCCCAGCAGGCCAAAGAAACTAAAAAAGCCTTTAGCGAAATGCTCGACGAAGCTCCGGAAGAGTATCGTAAATTCTATGAGGATTTATCCCTTCTTGAGCAGGCGCGGTATGCAGAGGTAGTTAGCAACACTGACAAGGAAATTGCTGAATACAAGCGCCGGGCCGAGGCAATGGGGCATACTGAGGCCGAGATCGCGGCAGCTACCAAGGTCATTCGTGCGAAAAATCATGCTGATTTCTTGGCGTCGCTAACCAAAGAGACTGACAGCTTTGAGGATAACGAGCGCAAGAAGATTGAAATTCTTCAGGACCGGCTGCAAAAGGAGTTGGATCAGATAGACCAGCGCATCAAGGCGGAAGAATCCGCCTACCAGGAGGCGCTGGCTACATACCAGGGTCAGGCCAATAAGCTGGAGCAGGAAAAGCGTGCCCATGAGCAGCGCATGGCCGCCCTGGAAAAAGAGCGGGTTAATGTTAGCCAGGAGATATCCAATCTGATCCTGGATATCGAGGCCAACCTTTACGATAAGCGCGTCAAGGCGGAAAAAAAATTCCAGGAGCAGTTGAAAAATGAGCGGCTGGCCATGCAAAAGGCGGCCATGGACCAGGAACTGGCCGAAGTCGACCTGATGGAGGCCAAGAAACAGTTATCCGAAGAGGAGGCAGCCAATAAGCGGCTGCAGATCCAGCGTGATTATTACAAGGCCAGGATCCAGGAGCACAGGGATGCGTTAAAAACCTTGGAAAGCGATGAGAGCAAAAGCGCCAAGGAAAAAGAAGTGATAGCCGCTAAGCACAACTTGGCGATTCAACAGCTGGAAACTAAGCTGACCCAACTCAAAACCAAGGCTATCAATAATCAGACAGATGCTGCAGAAGAGGCGGCAAAACAGGAAGTTGATGCTGCAAAAGAGGCGGCAAAACAGAAAAAAGAGATTCGAGAAAATGAGTTACTGGCACTCATTGAAGACCATGAGCGCCAGCTTGAATATATTGACACCCTGGAAAACGAAGGGGTTATAAGCCATCACGAAGCAGTGCAAAGGAAAACTGCTGCAGACGAAGCATTTTTAAACAATAAAATTGAAAAATTAAAAGGAGCTGTGGATGACGCTCTTAATCTCTACGGGAAGGACTCTGACGCGTATCGTGATGCAGTAAATAATATGAAAGACGCTCAGCAGGAACTTATAGAGCTTCAGAAAGAATCCGAAGAGCGCCAGAAAGAGGCCCAGGAGTCATACCAGAGCTGGACTGACTGGAAGATAAAAAAGATCAAAGAGCAGGCCCTTGGCTATGATGAGCTAAATGCCAAGCTAAAAGAGCAGCAAAACAGGCTTGCAGACATTCCGCGATCCACACCGTATGTTGTGATGCTTAATCAGGTCAACCGTGTTGTTCAGGCCATGGAAGACTATGTTGAGCAATTTGATAAGGTCCATGAGCATGCCCAGCGTGTCCTCGGGGTCCAAATTGATATTTCCAACACCTCCTTTGATGATCTGGTGGCCGGGGTTGAAGGCTTGCGCCAGAAGTTTGCCGACACCTACGAGCAGACCAAAGAAACTCGTGGCGGCATAGACGATATTAAAAACGGGATCACCCAATGGCGCAATGAAATATCAGATGCTGATGCCGCCATGGACGCTTACACCAACAGCGTCCAGGCTTATAACCAGGCATGGCAGAACCTGTTTTCAGACACCCCAAAGACTATCGCAGAAATTGAGGCTGCACTGGATTCTGTTGCCGGCTCCTATGATGACATGGTTTCAGCCGGTGCTGCCGCCATCGACTCCCTGAAATCCAAATGGGACGAGCTTAACGATAAAATCAAAGGTGTTGAGCAAACCATCCGGGATCTGCATAAAAACACGGCAGACACGATCCGGGATTTAAACCGGGACCTGATGAATGATGAACAGGCATGGCTTGACACCCGCCAGCAGGCCCATGAAGTTTATGCCCGTGCAGTGCAGGAAATGGAGCGGGGCAATGTTGAATACGCAAAGCAGCTTTTTGATGAAGCCAGAGCCCTGGCACAATCCTTAGCTACAGAGATTAAAGATACTGAAGGCAACACCATCCGAAGCCTTGAGTCCACAACAGATGTTGCAATCAGTCTGTTAAACAAAATTATGTCTGCCCAGGAGTCCGGTTTAAAATCTTATATGACCGGCATGGAGCAGCAGCAAAACGCCCTTGATCAGACCATTACAAAAGTATGGACCCGGCTTGATTCCACGGGCAGGCGTCTGGATGTTTTAAAGGGCAAGGCCATAGAGTTTGGCCGGGAAATAAATTCATGGGACTACGGCGGGGGGCAGGATTTTCGGAAATACCAGTTCGCCACCGGCGGCCCGGTTCGCGGACCGTCGCATGCCGCCGGCGGGGTGCCCATTGAAGCGGAAGGCGGGGAATATATTCTGCCCAAAAACCGCGTCAAGGAGCTGGGTCTGCCGTTTTTGGAAGCCCTGCGGTCCGGCGCGGGGGCCATGGCCCGGATGTTTCGGCCCAAGTTTGCTGAAGGGGGGCTGATTGATTGGGATGATGTTGGCAAGCTGCGGCTTGGGCACTGGAAAGCGGATGATTTTTACCTAAATTCTCCCAACCCCAAATATCAGCAGTATAAATTTAATCGGCTTTTCAGCCCGTTGATGGAAGACATCAAAGATGTGTTGCAAACACCCGGCCTGGTGACTCAAGAGGAAGCAGACAAGGCCCTGGACCTGGGCGAAGCGTTGAAAAGTTTTGATATGAGCGATAAAGCTCCGAAAGACCTATTAGAGCTTCTGCGGTCCCTCCAGCAGCTTTTTTCAGAAATACAGGCATCGCATAAAGAAAAAAAAGACGACAATCCAGATAATATGGAGGCGTTTCGCATATGGTCGCGTGGCGATGACTTGATTACTCAGCAGCTGCTCAAAAAAATCAATGAGCCGGTTAGCACCCTATCAAACATTATAAACGCTGCGACAACTGAAGCGCGCGATGAAAGAATTTCATCGTTTGCCGCCGGCGGCCCGGTTCGCGGCCCGTCCCATGCCGCCGGCGGGGTGCCCATTGAAGCGGAAGGCGGGGAATATATTCAGCCCAAGGATTCGGTACAGAAATATGGGCGTGGAGTTTTTGATCTGTTTAGGGCTAAGGCTATTCCTGTTGAAACAGTCCAGAATCTGATGGATTCATTTAGGGCCAAGGCCGGCGGTTTTGTCACCAGCAAAGGCATGGCCATTCAAAAGCCCACCATCGTGGTACCGAAATATAATCTTCCCAAGGCTGCGTCTGGGGGCATGGTGGGCACTGGGGTTTCTGGTTCTGTTTTTTCACAGTCCACCAGGTATGCGAAAATAGAGCTGTCCCTTGGCCAAAAAAAGGCTACGGGGTTTTTTCCGGAATCCGATGCGGATAAGTTGCTGAAGGCACTTGACCTTGCAAAACAGCAAGCAATGTAAGTTTTTTTTGAATAATTATATATGGCGTGCTATATATAAATTGACACCCAAAAACACTGTTTGGAGTTACAAATGGCCGATATAACAGAATCCGATGTAAAGCTCTACAAATCAGAAGACCAGACAGACACTGACACCGGCGGGGGGCGGATCAGCTCTAATGTTGTCGAGTCCGGTGTCATTAACAATTTATATGCCAACATTTCCCGGGTTGACCGGCTGCAGGGGCGAATCCAACCTAAAAAGGTATTCCAAAAAATTGATTCGGTCAATACCGGTGTTTATTCCGGGGCTCATCTGATTGTAAAAGACATGCCGCTGGATGAAAACGTGTCTGTGATCATGTTTGACACTGATGATCATAATGACAACCTGCCAGATATTGTTGACTACATGGAGAGTTATTACCAGGCGTCAACCCCGGTTGGCAATGCCGGCCTTGAGTATGCGGTATCAGCAGGGGATAAGCAACTGGTG